AGCTTTATATGGATCGACTAAATGCTCCAAGAGATGAGGTGCCATTATATAGTCGATACTATTATTCTGAACAGGCAAATCGGAAGCATCAGCAGTAGTATCTGGATCTGCCTCTTCATATTTACGTCCTCCAGCCCCTCTTTCCCCAGCTTTGGCACTGTCAATACCAATAGCCTCGTAGTCATCCCCCTTATGCCCACACCCCAAATTAAGACCCTTCTTGCCTTCAAGAGACTCAAGGTGGGCATTCAACCATTCTTCTTCTCGTAATCCATTGTCGATGCGCTCAGTGCCAGATCCGTAGGGTTGCCACCCCATCTGGAAGCACCGATACCATTTCTTTACCCCATGCTTACGTATGATGGCATTGTTAGTAGCTTCTTGGTGCTGCTTTGAGTCCCAATAGTTTTGATGAACTCTTTGTCCCGTCTGCTGACCTATATGATGTAGGTAGGCAGATCTATCTGCGACCAAGGCAAATCCTTCGTCTTGGATTCTAATAGATGAATCCAAGTCATCACCCCCCGGCAGTGACTCATCTAATCCACCAATCTTTTTAAGCAAGTCCGTACGGACAACCATGCAGAAACCTATAAGTAGGCTTGTTTCTAATTCAACGGGAAGGTTGATGTTGAATAGATTCTGATTGCCAGAAACGAAGTTTGAACAAGGACCAACTGCTCCTACTTCTGGCCGATTGAAATGACGAATCAGAGTGCGCCAAAACTCATTGGACTTTGGCGGGAACACCACATCGTCATTCATCATACAGAAGTAGGGAGTATCGGTCTTAGATAGGCCAATATTAATTGCACCCATCCATTTCATGTTGCTTCCCGGCTGAATGACCTCAATATTATCCACTTCAATGGACTTGATCATAGCACAGATATTGTCTTGCGACTCCATGCTTGGATCATTGTTTATGATCATTATACTAAGTGGATACTCTGTATTTGCTACAAGAGAGTAGAGGCACCACTGCAATTGCTGGTAGTTCTGATAGGTGGGAATACAGACTGTGAGAAGAGGTCTGGTCATGCGACTGCCTCCTTTTTTAGTCCATTACCCATTAGATTCTCAAATACTTGAGGATTGAGTTCTCTAAACGCCTCATAGTATTCTTCGCTAATCCAATCTTCTCCCCACTTCTTATGGCGAGTCTTAGTCGAGGTATCGACGTATCGTTGGATTCCATATTGGTGGCATTTGGTGCAAAAGAAGAAGTCTTCTCCTGCCCCGGTTGACTCAAACCAAGGCTGTGGCATCTGGCGAAATACATTCATATCGCACATGAAAACGCCAGTGCCAAATGCTAGCGAACCTCCCACATCAGCATTAGTGATTAGCTTGTCTTTTGGATAGTCCAAGACAAACTCACTGCTCATCATCGGCTTTCCAGACGTAGAATCTACAGATTCTTTGATCGTCATTATCACCGGATTGTATGGCTCCCTTGCCGTAAACGCCAGTGCTGCCACTACAGGAACTTGGTGCCGCCAAAGTCTGAGGAAAAGGCTATGATCAAACATCATATCGTCATCCCACATGAGACAATAATCAGCATCCCACGCCAATGAAGATTCGATAATCATCTCCCTCGCTTTTCCCGGCAACGAGCAGCGAGTGTAGTCTAAGAGTCCCAACTCCAAGACTCCCATCTTATCCAAATCTTCTTTGGTCGGCTCTGCACCCAACTCTTCTGGACTATCGGGCGATAGCTTTGGCAAGCTATGCGTCATCATTTGCTCACCGATGGCATTATACATGATCGTTCTTTGCCGTAGCTCACCCAAATACGTCATAAAGTCCATGAACCGAGCAAAACATGCGGTATCTGGACCATTATACCAAGGCATACCTATGACTAGTCTCATTTTATCCACCCCACTTTCATCTTAAAAAATTCCCAAGGGGAGGCATTCATAGCCATAGTATGCTTGTGTCCTACATGCTTCTTCTTCACCTCAGAAGGTGAATCGCTCCAGAACAATTCATTGCACTGGCAGCGATACAACCTTCTGGATGAAGTCGATGGGTCATGGGGCTTAAGGCATGACCTAATCTTGTTAAACATAATTACTCCTTGAGGGTTTTATTTGGGCTTATTTACAGGGCGCGAAGGAATACGTGGTCGGCATAGTTAATGCTACCCAGCGAGTGCAGAGTAGCGGTAACCGTGTCCAGAGCCACAACCGGACCCAAGAGTCCCTGCGTTGCGCCCGTCGAGCTAAGGCCCACAGACGCTCCTTGATTACCCGGCCCCAAGGGATGACCGGGAATAACCGTAACCGAACCAACAATGCGATAGATCAACGCCGATTCATGGTATCCATAAACCTGCACTTCACCAACGTCATTATTCGGAATGTCCTCATTCGCCAGACCAATAAAACTGCCTTCGCCATTCAAGCAAGAATTGCTTTCCTGTGCAGCTTCATTCGATCCAACCGAAGAAGTGTTCTTGTTGTTGGTCATCAGATACACCGGATAGTGCGTGGTGATCGTCTTACCATCAACATTCGTGATATTCACCCAGACCCTTTCGGCATCAGAGCGATTAACCTGTTGAATTTGCATTTTTAGCCTCTCCTAAAATGCGCCTAGGACGTGTGCGGTAAAGGTATACGTTCCACTGTCAGCAGTAGTCGATACCCGAACACTTCCGTTGGTAGACGTACCACCAGTTGAAGTATTTAGCACTACCTGTGGGGTAGCGGCATCTTCAGCCGGGGTGGAAATGCTGCAAGAGTATACATACCCTGTCTCTGGAACTAATACGATGTGACTATCGTCCTGCTCTCCAGTAAAAGAACCCGTCATAACAACGTGTTCTCCTACAGGCGAGATGGTATCAATAGTCGTAGTAAGTGCTGCCATGACAGTCTCCTACCTATTAAGAGATGCCAGCCAATACACCAAGCTTGCGCCTGTTGTTGACTGCCAAGTTGCCTTGGAAAAGAATCTGGGCAACGAGGGCATCTTGATCGATGGGCTTCTGGAAGCCTTCATCAGTCATAGCAAAATTGGCCTTGCCATGAATGAACATCATAATATGGGCAGAGTTGAGCATGTACATTACGCCGCTGGTGCAGTAGTCATCCCAGACAACTTCTGCGCCTTTGAACTTCAGCGTATCAATGCCAGCATCGGCACCACCAGAAGGATTCTGCTCATAACGAACGCGAGGCGAGATCAATGCCTCCAAAGCTTCATGTACCGTCTGAGTGGTAACGATGAAGTCAGGAGTCGAAGCAACGCCTTCCGAACCACGCGAACAGCTATTGTAAACCGTGCGCATGTTGGAAACGAGGTTAGAAGCAGCGGCACCTACACTAGCTACCGCACGATTGCGCCATGCCGTATTATCGGCGGGATCAATCGAAGCATAGGTAGTAGT